GAAGAGCGTTGGCTGAGCCAAAGTGCCGATGTGGGTGAATTGGAAAACCGTCTACGCATGCTGGCCCACACCGACCAATCTTTCAACAACTTCATAACAGGAACACGATAATGCCCGCAACACTCAAGGCTGCAAACGAAGCAGTTTACGATTTTGCCACCACTGCAACCAAAAAGGCCCTGGAAGTGCAAACAACACTTTTCAAGGACTGGGTGGAACTCAACAAAAAGCTCTGGGAAATGTCACCAGTTCGAGACATGTTCACCGCTTTCAAGAAGTGACTATCACAGGGTGGAAAGCAATTTCCACCCTGTTTCTCTGAGTATTTTGTCACGTAAGCACAGTGCGTCTCTATAAATATCTTGCACTCGAGAGATATAACAGGAGAATGCATATGCGCCGTATTATGGCATCCCTGCTTGTGTTGGCGGCAGCAATATTTGGCACACAAGCAAGTGCTCAATCTATACCACCCGACATAGCAGAAATAAAAAAATCCGGGCAACTTGTGGTTGCCATGACCAGTTTCGACAACCTGCCCTTCTATGGCGGACCACCCCACAATCTTGTGGGCTTGGATGTGGAAATAGGCAAAAAAGTTGCTGCCATCCTGGGGGTCAAGGCAGTATTCCGCCGTGATGCTCCAACTTTCCAAGATGTTGTGGAACAGGTTCGCCGTGGCGAGGCCCATGTGGCCATCAGCAAACTCAGCATCACCCCACCGCGCCTGGCCACTGTGAAGTTCAGCGACCCCTATGTGAAACTGCATCAGGGCCTGTTGATAAACCGCCTGTGGCTCAGCAAGAATGAAGCTGGGCGTGACATTGCCGATGTAGTGAGAAACCTCGACGGCAGCATTGCATTCATACGCAACACTGCCTATGAAACCTTTGCCAAGATCAACTTTCCACACGCACAATATGAACCCCGTGACAACTGGGACCAAGTGGTATTGGATGTCAACACCGGCCGTGTGGCTGTGGCCTATCGTGATGAATTTGAAATCAAAAAGATCACACTGGAACATCCCGAAAGCAGCATCACAACCAAGGCTGTGACACTAACTGACAGCACCGACTACATTGCAGCCGTGGTGGACTGGCGCAGTGATCAGTTGTTGCAAGTTGTGAACTTTGTTATACGCAATGATTTTGCCCACATCAACGTCAAGAAACTTATAGACATGCAACGACAGATGTCGGGAGGCAAAAAATGATATTTGTGAAGAAATTCTTAACCAATCCCGTTACAGTGCTGGGCAGCATTGCCGTGGGTGTTTTGGCTGGCGTGTGGTATCCCGCAGAAAGCCAGATGTTTGAGGGTGTGGGTGGCATCTATCTCAGCTTGCTGAAAGTTGTTGTGTTGCCCTTCTTGTTGGCCACCATCTTGGTGGGTATTGTGGGGCTGTTGCAGAGAGATGGTGCAGCCAGCATGATCAAGAAAATTGTCATGGGCTTTCTGGTCAGCATGGTGTTGGCCAGTGCCATTGGCATTGCCAGTGTTACACTAACCAGCGGCGAAATGACAGCAGAAAAGAAAGTAATGCTGGGTAGCTTGGTCAGCAGCCGTGACAGTCCGGCTAACGAAACACAAATGACTTTGCAATATGTGGAAAAACCTGCTGCCAAGACTGATCCCTTTGCCATGTTTGGCAAGTTTATTCCCGAAAACATCTTCAGCGCACTCAACATGGGCGAAAGCCTCAAGGTTGTGATCTTCTGTTTGATATTTGGCATCAGCCTGGGTCAAATACGCGGCGCGGGTCAACAGGTTATAATTGATGTCCTGAAAACCATACAGCAAGCCAGCATCAGCATCTTTAAGTTTTTGAACTATTTCCTGCCGTTTGCACTCATGGCCATGATCAGCAGTCAGGTGGGCAAAGTGGGGCTCAGCATCTTCCAGATGATGTTTGAATTTATCGGACAACAGGCACTGGGTGGCTTGGCTATTTTGGTTGCAGCTACTTTGGTGTTATGGTGGCGCAGCAAAATGCCCATAATGCAGGTAATAAACGAAGTAAAACAAACAGTTATCGTTGCAATAAGCAGCCGCAGCGCACTGGCATGTATCCCATATGCACAAGATGCCCTGACCAAATTGCGGTTTGATGCCAGCAGTGTGGAACTCATGGTGCCCTTGAGCTTCACTGTGAATCGTGTGGGCAGTATTGCCTATTACGCCATCAGCACATTGTTTATCGCCAATGTGTATGGCGTGGCACTGGGAGCCAGCGGCCTGGCAGTGGTGTTATTTGGCAGCATATTGGCTGGGTTGGCCAGTGCTGGCACAACAGGCGTGCTCACAGTGGCCACAGTGGCCATTGTGTGTGACTTGTTGGCATTGCCGCATGAAGCTGTGATTGTGTTGTTGATTGCTGTGGATCCTGTCATGGACATGATTCGCACGGCAAGCCATGTTTACGGCAATGTGGCGGTCAGCAGCTTTGTTTGTGAAAAGCAAACAACTGCGTAAATACACACATGGACATCAAAGAAACCATATTGAAGATCTTGGAGTGGGTTGGTCACAGCCCACTCCGTGTTGTTATATTGTTGATATTGGGACTCTTTGGCATGGCAGGCTGGTTTGTCTATACCGAAAAAGATGCATTCATGGCCAGCTATCGTGCGCAACAGGCTTTGCCACATATGAACGGGCAGTATCAGGAATCTGCCAACTTTATATTCAAACACAGCAATGCCGAACTTGTGGCTATTTGGGATGTAAATCCCCTGCTCAACACTCGCAAACTGGTGTATATGTTTGTCAAAGGCGAAGGTTTGGTCAAGCAATATGATGGCTATGACGTGGGCCTATTCACAAAAGATCTCGACAACAACCGCGATGTAATCAGCCTCATGAGCGGACAAGTGCCCTGTAGCGAGTATGCTCGCCCACAGAGCTATATTGGATTTGTTTACAAGGAAAAAGGTGTCAACTGGATGTGCCGCATGAGCGTGCCACCAGATCCCAGCAAATTCATTGGTCAAATCAGTGTGGGTTGGAAAACACAGCCCGATGAGGAAGCCGCTCGTGTGGTGTTGCGAATTGCCAGCGGCATGCTGTGGGGACAGTGATCGGTAGGCAATAACGCCAACCCTGGGCAGAATTCGTTATTGCAGCCGATTAGATCATACCGTACTGACGAGCCAGTTCTGGTTGATCAACTGCGAAATCCTTCATGATTTGATCGGTCAACTTGCCATATGCGCCGCTGTGGGATCTGAGACCACTCCCTCGGACAACGCAGAGACAGAGAATCAAGTCAAGAATGCAGTGCGTAACCTGGTGATGTGGAGCCAGGTAATGAAGGAAACCAACCTGGGTCCCCGAGCGCTGGCCATAAAACCCGGCAGAGTTGGCAGGCTCAGCAACGACCAGCTGGCTCGCAGCCGCTGATCACAGCTCTGATGTATTTTTGTATGCAGTGGCACAATGAGCATCACATAAGTTGATCTGCCGCTCAGTGTTGTGATACAACGCGGCTTCATATTGAATACGAGTGTGAGGGCTGTCACTGCTGCCCACATGGAACACATGGAGCACCGCCGAGACAGGTAGTCCACATTGTGCACAGGCTGTGATGATATTGGGACGAATTTTGGTTTGCATGTCACCACACGGAAAAAATATTGGGTTGATCGGTGCTGGCTATTACTCGGCGGATGCCAAACGTGGCAATGGCTCGCGCACAGCCTTGACAGGGACTGGCATTGCCCTGGCACCAGCTCACATGACGGTTTTCACTGCGCTTGACTCGATACACGAACAGGGTGGTGCGAGTTAGAAAATCCGGAGTGTTGTTGTAGAGGGCATTGCGGATGCTGTCGATCTCGGCATGTAGAAAAATAGCATCGGCGTTCTTGCCAAATCGGGCTTGCAGTGGATGACTGCGAATCTGATTGGTACCAAAGCTGACAATTTGGCTCTTGTGCATGATGGCACTGGCTATCTTGGCTCCACGCACAGGAGTAACCCCCTGTGCCATGCCCCTCAACACCTCGATCATGCGCCGGTCTCGATTGGTAAATGCGTCCAGATGGACCAATATGCTCACAATGTGGGTCTCCTTTGCGTCACAGTAACACAAAGGCATCACTGTGTCAAGGTTATTTCCGCCAGGGGAATCCCTGAGGATATTTTACAGCTTGCTGGGCGTTGCCGTTCTCAAAGAACTCCCAGTTGACACTGTTCTCGTTGCCGCCCAAGCGGTAGTTTACAGTGTATCGGCCTGTGCAGGCAAAACTTCGGTAGTTTTGGCTCAGTGCTGCGTAAAATTGCCGATCTTCTCCCCAGAGCTTGAGCCAAGCCGAGGCTGTTTTCTGTGCTGCTTCGCGACCCACACAATAGCAACTGGTGTCCACCATGTGATGCGGTTCGCCCAGATAGATGGGCCAGCGCCCCAGGCTTTCGCAGTCGTCGGTTCCCAACAACGTGCCGTTTTTGCTGACAATCTGTCGCAAACTGTGACACCACTGCACCCCACGTTTCACCAGGGTCATGCAGTTTTCCACATGTGTGGGTTCATACCAGTTGTCCTGATCCAGATACAGCACATAATCGGTCTTGACCATCATGCTGGCCGCAGCACGGATATATTGACCATTGTAACCACCCGCACCGGTGTTCCAGGGCAGGGTCAACACAGTCAAACCTTCAACACCGCTGAGAGTTTGGCGCACAGCTTGATCATATTCGGGTCCGTCTATCACAACAAAACATTGCGTGTTTTGATAGGTCTGGCTCTTGACACTTTGCACAGCCTGCGCAAGTTCAGGTCCGCCAATGGCGGATATTATCACGGTGGCTGTGGGTTCTGTCATGTGGGGCTTCCTTGTTTATACCATCAAGCATACAGCACCTGTGCTGTGGTCTGCAAAATGTTTAGGCTGCCACCTTGGTGGCAGTGGCAACCACGTGAATAAAAGCACCTTGCTTATACATGCGGAATCCACGCAAGCTGAGTTCATTCTTGCTGTTGATGTTGGCTGCCACGATGCCGCGGGCAAACTGCTCCACATGGTTGATGCTGAAACCGTAAACTCCATGGATATCAAGCAGTCGCAAGATGAGATTTTTCAGTCTCATGTAACCCACGAATTTCAGCTGATGCCAATCCAGAGCACCGTTCTCGCAAGTGGCGTTTGAGATATCAATGTCAGCCAGCTCGCTCACAAGTTGCCATGCCTCGCCCAGATGCTGAAGGGTTTTCAGGGTGTTGATGTCGGCAATATCAAACCTTTGCTCCACCACGGGCCAAACTCTGTTGCGGATGAAGTTTCTGTCGAAATCACAGTCGCCATTGCTGGGGTCCTGGATAAAAGGCACAGAGTGGTGCTGGTTGTAATCCAGGATCTGGCGGCGAGTCACTTCCAGAAGCGGCCGCACCAGTGTGATCTTGTCATCATACCAACAGGCTGTCACAGTGGTCATGCTCTTGAGACCACGCACACCGCTGCCACGAAACACTCTGAGGAAGAAGTTTTCCACCTGATCGTTGCCATGATGGCCAAGAATTACAGTGTCGGCACCGGCGTTGCACAGGGCATGGTAGCGGGCCTTGCGGGCAGCACTTTCCAGATTGTTGCCCAGGCCAGCCAGGCTGACATTGATGATTTCACAGGGCATGTGGTATTCCTGACACACTTTGGCGACAAAATCGGCCCACACCCCGCTCACAGACTGAATATTGTGGTTGACATGCACCACTCGGAAACTTTGCGTGAACCGGTCACGATGCTGACCAAACCAATGCAACAGCATCATGCTGTCGGCGCCGCCACTGACTGCGATAACGCAATCGCGACTATGGGCCAGCATGGCCTGCACTGAACTCACAGACATAAGATGTTCAAAATATTCCATAACTGCAAGATACAGCACCAGGCTGGAGTTGTCAACACTAAAACAAAGCGTCGGGATGATACTTTTGGATCAGGCTGCGAAGTTTTTCACCGGCTGCATTGTGACTCAACAGGGCATCAATGCCCCAGTGACGCGGGGTGGGAATATCATCCAGTTTGCACCAGGTATATTCACTGCTTTCCCAGTTGAGTTCGGGTCGAAACTGCTCGTCCACAACCACGGCAAACATCACATAGGCGCTGGTGGGCACTTGACTTTTTTGGCTCCAGATTGCCATGTGAGGCCACATGCGGAGATCTTGGCCGATTTCCTCTTGTGCCTCGCGGCAGGCTGTGGCCCAGGGCACTTCGTTTTGTTCCCCGTGTCCACCTGGCACACTCCAGGTGTCAGGACTGTTTACCAGATTGCTGCGTTTGACAAACAACCAGTTGTCAGTGTCTTTGGCGTAGACCAATACGCCCGCGGCGCGATGTTGATCTCGTTCGTGAAGTTCTTCTGTGAGCATGTGGTATTTATCGCACTGCTATTTTGGTCACCTATAGTATTTTGTATTGCCTTTTAGTGCAAATAGTTTTTGCATCACAGGTTGATCTTTAGCTCTTACCCATGTTTTGTCCTGGTTGTGTATTAAAGTCCATGTTTCAGGAGTAACTTGATACTCATTACCTTGTAAGCCGTCATTGTATAATCTCCTAAACATGTCATCTATATCTGGGACCTTTTGGGGTTTTTGGTTTTTACTCAGGATTAATCCGTTTTGCGGCCATAAATTTCCCAAGGGGGATAATACTGTATGCATTGCTTTGTCATAGAGGTTATTCACGATTAGTTTACTGCCTGGATCTATATTATATTTTTGAGCAAGTGATGCAGCCTGCTCGCGTGCATATTTTGCATAGTTGGCAGCTTTATCATTGTCTTTATAGTTACTGACCAGTTCAGACGAGACTTCGCTGACACTCTTTGTTAAATTCATAACCAAGATATATTGAAACAGGATTTTACCAATGGGGCTCAGATCTGCCCATGTAGGTGATTGGAACTTCTCGTGCCTATTTATAAATCTGGTGTCATGATATCCTTTATAAAGATCGTCCCATTTATTCTCTAATGCCATAAGCATGGGTTTAAGTGTCCTCTCTAAACCGACCTCGGCAGTGTTTGTATGCTGAACTTGGGTGAAATTTTGTCCTATTTCGCTGGAGATTGCATCTGTTTGTGCATTCAGGTCCATGCCACTCCACTTGTCCTTGCCAATGCTCATATAGTTGGCGCCTTTTGTTTTCAACACTCTTGCAACAGCTTGCTCAAGTGATTCTTCTTCAGGTGTGTAGGGGATAATGTTATCAGTATCTGGTGCTCCCATTGCCTCTTTGGGAACTACTAATATTGCATTGGGTAGTGTTAAATATCCGTCTTTGTCCACAAAGAAATAGGTATCTTCGGGTCGAACCTGTGCAGGTTTATTGCCTGCTGCAATAGTGGCGTTGAGATTGGCAAGAATAGCCACATTGCCAGCAAATGATCCCATATCATGGTCTGTCACAACACCATTCAAACAGAAATGTTTAGTATATCGCACGCTGCCAGGGGGGTTGGGTATTAATGCATTTTTCCCATCCCATTTGATGGCATTCATCTCTCTATCTTCTATCTTTCTAACCAGCCACAGGCTTGAGCCAAATGGCTGCTTGGACTGGGGTATATGGGAAGCCACATTTTGTCCCGCACGTTCACTAAGCAATATTTCTCTAATCAGCACCCAATCTCTCCTACAAATTGCAGTATTACTTATCGCAGCACTGGTCGTCCGAAAACAGTTTCGGTTACTTCTGTGCCATTAAAGAGTGTTCTGCGATATGTAACATCATCAATCATTTCCAAATGGGGATCATTAAACAGTGCTTTCAGTGTTTGTGGATCTGTCACAACAGGCGCCCCTAATTTCTCAAGCACTGCTCGCATGGCATCACTGCTCTCGATCCACCATCCCTGTTTGGTCAATAGCTTATGGACTTTGTTCAGGGCTTTGTCTTTGCTGGCTCGGCTGCCATCATGGCCCAGTCCTTGTATTTTATACCCGCGCCACAATTCACCCCGTCGCGGCTTGCGATAAAATACACAACTGTCTACATCCGGATCCTGATCGAAATCAATAATGTTCCAGTTACTGGGTATGACATCTTTGATGCTGTTGACAAAACTACCAAGTGGCGTCTTGGAATATGCAGTTTGAACCAGGCCGATAAGATCACCACCAACTTCATGTTTGGCAGCGTTTGATATATCGGCTACCCATTTACCTTTGGGCAGTTCAAATTCTAAGAGTTCAAATATCCGCATTGATATATCCACATTCTAGGTTGTGGATATTTATCGCACTGCTGGCAGTTTCTTCAAGGCTGCAACTTCCTCTCGATAAATGCTGCGCATCTTGCGGGGATCGTTTAGGATGCTTTGATAGTCGGCAATAGTTTGTGTGAGCTCGGCGATTTTTGCCACAATCTCGGCGTAGGCGTCACGTGCCCACCTATAACTGGCAAGGCCTGCAATGCGGTCCAGTTGGTCAGCATCAAGTGGAATCTTTGTGCAAATCATGGTGATTTTGTCAACAATTTCAGCACGGTTTGCAGCCTTGCCCAGGAATGCTGGCAGGCCTTTGTCCATGCAAGCCTGTAGTGCCAGATTCCAGTAGAGCAGCTTGTTGGTGTCGGCAATGAGTTTTTCATAACGCACACGATACCAGTCCAGCCGCCATGTGACAAATTCTTCAATCAGTTGCCAGGCATCATCATACTGGCGGATGTTGTTGCCAGTCCAGTCCAGCACCACCAGTCGCTCCGAACTCTTGCTGCGTAGCTTGAGAAATTCCAGGGCTTTTGTTTCGGTCCAGCCTGCAATGTCAGCACGGCGGAAACGCACTTCCACACAGATGTCCTTGGTGCTGCGATCAGTGTATCCTGTTATTTGATCTTCATCTTCCATCTTGTTGAGACGGGCACGGAAATCTTCCAAGCTGAGATCTGGTGGCAGTTCGGTCACTGTGACTGTGTTGCTGCCCACTGTGCATTTGCCTGTGAACTCGTAGCTGTTGCCGCCCAATGACTTGACTTCACAGCCCAGATATTCATAACAGGGCAGCAGTAGGGGTCGTGTCTTTTTGTTGTCGATCACAGCCAATGTGGCTTCAATGAGATCGCTCAGTTTGCGAGGCAGGATTTTGGTGCTCCAACCCACTGCAATGCCGCTGATGCCGTTCAGCAGCACAAGCGGAATCAAGGGCAGGAAGTTCTGCGGCTCCATGACGCTGCCATCATAGTTTTCCTTGAGCGGAATAATGTCATAGTCGGGATAGATCAATCGGTCAGTGTGCTGACTCTTCTTGACATAGGTGTAACGCGGAGCGCCCCAATCTGTGGGACCCACTCGAGTGCCAAATGCACCAATTCCCTGCAACAGTGTGACATTGTTACAGTAGGGAGCGGCCATCAAACTAATGGCCTCGCTTGCCGACACGTCGCCATGTAGATAGATATTGGAACTGATAAGTTCCCCAGCCAGACTCACAGTCTTGATCTTGTCGCTCTTGGGTTTGATGACAAACAAGGCCTTGCGCTGACTGTCCTTGAGTCCATCACACACGCTGGGGATGCCGCGATTTGTGCAGACATAGATTGAATAGTCTCGGCTGGTGTCCAGGATGTAGTCGCTTGCTGTGATATTCATGGGCGTTCTTTCTCGTTGGGGATATCAAACTTCATGAGGCATTCCATGAGGTCTGTGTGTTTGTCAAAAAGTGCTGTGACCACCATGAGTTGCTCGTGACTGGCGGGCATGGGGATCTTTTCTGCAACACAGGGTATTTCTTTATCAAACAACCAATCAAACAGATCCCTGTAGCTGTGTCGTAGACCCATCCACAGACCGGAGTCATAGTCAGCATCAAGGTCCAAGCTCACACGCCGCACAACAACACGTTGGGGTATTGGTTCAGCGCGGGTCATTACACTGGAATCCGATCTTGTATTTCAAATCGCATGAGGCATTCCATGAGGTCGGTGCGGTTTAGAAATAGGGCTGTGAAGATATAGCATGTTTCATCGACATGGGGCAAGTACATCTTTTCTATTACAACTTGGATTTTTTTGTCGGTCAACCACAAGAAAAGATCGCCGTGATCCTCTGCTATCCACTTCCAAAAATCACTATTTGGTTCAGGATCGTAGCGTGCCCCGTCAATGCGCCGCGCCACCACAATTTGTGGGATGTGATGATCTTGGCGTTCATAGGGCTGAATATACCAGGGTATGTTATTCGCCATTTAGTGCGATAAACTCCTTCCGGGCGTCCGCTAATTTGTGATTGAATAGCAGGTCAAGAACTCCTGCCAGTTTACCGTCATCCAACAAGCTGATCAAACGCGGATTTGCCAAACTGTGAATCCAATCTGCCTCTTCCAAGCTGCCCAATCCCTTGGCTCGCACCGGCTTGGGCGCACCTCGCCAATCATCGGCATTG